GGCCGTTGATGACTAAGTATGTTAGACTATGCAAGACAACTAATACCAAGGGTGAAATTATTCCATGGACTACGAGTTCTGACATAGAAAAAAGAGTGAAAGTAGCTCCTAATTCTGATTGGTACACTTCACTGTTCCACTACGAAAAAGAAGCAGACGATTATTTCAACACTAATAAAAGCATCAACGGCTTCTCTGGGAAAGCTACCTTAGACGAACTAGTGTTCGACCTAGATTGCAAAAACAACGTAGAGTCTGCTAGGGCTGACGGAATAGCTCTCCTAAAACTCCTCAGAAGAGAAGGTTTAGACCTTAATAAGAACGTTAGAATTTATTTCTCAGGAGGCAAAGGATTCCACATCCACGTTTCAGTAGGAAAAAGTCTAACTAACGACGAAATAAAAACTATTTGCACTAACTTAGCCAAAGGTTTGACAAGTTTTGATGCAGTTGTTTATAACACTACTAGATTATTTAGAGTTCCTAATACTAAACACAACAAATCAGGACTATTCAAAATTCAATTGACAGCTGCTGAGATACAACAAAAAACAGTAGAAGAGATCAAAAAACTAGCAACAAAACCAAGAAGCTTGTCTCTAGCTAGCGTAGCAGCGGCAAGTCTAGATTTTATGGCTAAATATGAAGAGACACTAAAACCGAAACAAACTAAATCAGTCGTAGTTGACGGTGATGAAGGAGTCAGAGGTTTAGGAGAAATAAAGTTCAAAGACTGTCCAAATGCTATGCCTAGATGCGTCTACGCCCTAACACACGGAATTATGGAATCTGGTGTAGGTGAGAGAAGTCAAATATTTTTGCGTTTGGCCGCCTACTATAAGAATCAAGGCATGACAAAAGAGGCTGCGTACGGAGCACTTAAAGGAGTGGCTAGAGACAACTCTAGGTTATACCCAGAGCACGACCAGTTTGAGCCTGAGGAAATTTGGAACACAGTTATACAAAGCGTTTACGGAAAGTTTAGTACTTGGAAAACAAAACCAGGAACCACTGGAATCAATGCTGATAATGAAATCTTTAAAAAATATTGCGATTCAGTTGACCACTTAACTGACGTACCTTGCAGCTTACATCACAGAAAAGTTGCTCCAAATACTACCACTACTATTTCTGGCATTGAGAACAGTTTTGACAACTTTGCTACCAACTTCGAAAACAATACAGTAAAAACTGGTATCAAACTCATTGACGATAATATGAAAATTGCTGTAGGAACTACTACCTTATTGTGCGGAGCCACAGGCTGTCACAGAAAAGGTGAGAAAGTAATGAAGTTTGACGGAACTTTTACTAAGGTGGAAGACGTTCTAGTTGGAGACAGTCTTATGGGAGCAGACTCATCTCCTAGAGAGGTTTTAAATTTGTTCAACGGCACTGACACTATGTACAAAATAAAACCTGTTAAGGGTGAAGAATTCTTTGTGAACGGAGCGCATATACTAGTGTACGAAAACTCTCACGCAGTAAGAAAAGAATGCACTGTAGAAGAGTATTTGAAAAAATATACTACTGGAGGTGTAGGTAATACTATGTTAAGAGCTTCTGTAGATTTTAAAGAACAAGAACTTCTAATAGACCCTTATATCATGGGGGTGTGGCTGGGTTACGGAGCTTATAATTCTGCTAGAATTTTTACTCAAATGTCCGAAAGCCCTATTATAGAGGCTCTTAGAGAATACGGAAGTAAAATAGGAGTATCGTTGACCACCGCAGTAAGCGGAGATAAATGCCCGTCACACGCATTAACTGGGAATAATGCAGCGTTCGTAACTTTACTAAAAGCTTGTGGAGTGTACAAAAACAAACACGTACCGTTAGAATACTTAGTAAACTCTAGAAAAAACAGACTTGAGTTATTGGCAGGCCTAATGGACACTGACGGAAGTCTGAGCACGGGTTGTTTCGATTTTATACAAAAAAGAAAAACAATTTCAGAATCAGTAGTAAAACTTGCTAGGAGCGTAGGTCTGGCTGCGTACATGACAGAGTGCGTGAAGAAATCGCAAAACGGCACCGCTGGAACTTATTACCGAGTTAGTATAAGTGGGCATACTGAAATAATACCGACAAAACTAAAAAGAAAGCAAGCTTCTGTAAGAAAACAAATAAAAAACCCTTTGCATGTAGGATTCAGTATAGAAAAAGTAGCTGATAGTGAAGAGTATTTTGGGTTTATGTTGAGACCAATATTTTAACGTACTGCATAATAGCGGCAAGACAACCCTTGCACTAAATATTATGGAGACTGTCAACGACAGCGACCAGTTTACCATGTTCTTTAGTTTAGATATGAATAAAAATTTAGTGTACTTAAAACTAGCACAAAAACTAACTCCGTACGGACAAGACGAGATTCTTGGGTTTTATAAAAATAAAAATACCCCTAAAATAGAGGAGATTAAAAAAGCTATCGCAGTAAAATATAAAAATACTTTCTTTGATTTTTCTGCTACCCTAACTATAGAGCAGATGAGAGACAAGGTGCTGAGCTTAGAAGAACGTAATAATTGTAAGATTAAACTAGTGCTTGTGGACTACGCTTCTAGAGTGACAGGACAATATTCAGATACTTATGCAAATGCTAAGTACAACGCTCTAAAATCTACAGAAGTGGCAGTGGACACTGATGCAGCGTGGATTTGGATATCACAAGTCAGTAGAATAAGTGGGAACGGAGCCACTCCATTACGAACAAAAAGAGTAGCAAAAGACTCTTCTGACTGGGAAGAAAGTTCTACCAACCTAATAACTATGTGGAGACCTTTTATGGGTAATCCCGAAGATGACGATGTATGTAGACTGTTTCTAGCTAAGAATCGACTTGGCGTAGAGAAAGAGGAAGTACTTCATTGGGACGGCGCAAAAGGAGTCATCAAAGACATGACTCCTAGAGAACTGTTAGATTACAAACAAGAGAGACAGGAGTTAGAGACGGTAAAAACTTCTAAGGGTGGGTGGAATTAACAATGTTAGAATTTTTAAATGATTATTGTGACGGCGTATTAATAAACAGTAACGACACTTTTAGTTACGCAACAGCTGACTACACCTTAATAGACTTAATGGACATACAGAAGCTACTAGAGATCGAAAAAAAATATGGTTATTGTGGTGTATTGGCGTTTTGTGCTAAAGTTAGGTCAGAAGAACCCCTAAAACCGCTCGTAACAAAATCCTATAAACTAGCTAAAAAAGAATTAAAAGATTATACACTTTTCGAAGATACTTAATTACTATTGAGGTTTCAATGACGGAACATAAAGTGATGCTGGCTCCTTCAAAACTAGCAGAAATAACTAACGTAAACTACCCAACGTTAGTTCAACCTAAGTATGATGGGTTTAGAGCAACTTACGTACCAGAAGTCGGATTTTTATCTAGGACAGGTAAACCGTTTCGTAACAAACGTTTAGTGGAGTATTTCAGCAGTTTAGAGACATCCCACATAGTTTTAGACGGTGAGTTGTACGTAGCGGAAGCAGACTTTGCAGACACGCAATCACTAATAACCACAGAGGACGCTAGGATCAATTGTAAGCTCCAGTTCAGAGTATTTGATGCAATGCCCTTAGCCGACTGGGAAAGCCGCTCATGCGAGCTTAAGTACTCTGACAGGCTAGTATTACTGAGAGAGGTTGTTAATTCTGTAGCTGATTATACCAAGGTACTGGATGTACCTACAGACACGATAAATTCTTCGTCTGAATTAATCAAACTCTACAAAAAGACGTTGACTTCAGGGCTTGAAGGTGTTATGATAAAGGACGAAGACGGTTTGTATAAATGGGGTAGAGTAGGAGCTGACAGGAGAGTTCAAAAACTCAAACCTATGAAAACAGGCGATTTTGTAGTTAGTGGTATTTTTGAAGGTAAAGGTAAGCATGTAGGAATGGCTGGAGGTATTATTATGAATATAAACAATAACACCGTTAAGGCTGGTACAGGTTTTACTGACGCTGATAGAAAAGAAATTTTCAACAACCAAAACGATTACATCGGACGTACTGCCGAAATTAAGTACATGAGCGAGACTAAAGACGGAAGTCTTAGACACCCAGTATTCTATAGATGGAGAGATGACAAATGACAGTTAGAAAAGCATTTGATAGAGACTTATGGCTGGCTAATGACAAAATAGCCAAAGAGGCTGTTGAGAATTTATTTAGCCTCCCTTGGAATAGTAAGTTCGAAGTGGTAGAACACGAATCTCATACAGCAGTTGATATGGAACTGTTCGTGAACGGTGACGTAATAGCTAATATAGAGACGGAAATAAAACGAGTATGGAAAGGAGATTCTTTTGAATACCCTACAGTACAGTTCCCAGAAAGAAAGCGTAAGTTTTGTGAGTTAGCAGATCCAACAATATTCATAATGTGGAATTTTGACCTCACATCATTTATAGCGGTTACTAGCGAGGATATGTTAAAATCTCCGTGCACAGAAGTACCTAACAAGTATGTATACAAAGGAGAAATGTTTTTTCAAGTGCCTTTAAACAAAGTACACATTAACGACATAAAAACTCCACTAAAGAAATTAGGACTGTTATGATCTAGTTCAAGCGGGGAACGATTATTTTTTTAAAACGAAATGCCGAATATGAGGAAACTTATTATGGAAAAAGATCTAGACAAACGAGTACTGACACTAGCACGTAAGTTAGCAGGAAAAAAATTCACTAAAGTATTAACTTCAGCAAAAACGCTAAAAGAGTCGTCTGGAAAATCTCCAGAGAGAGCTTTGGCAGAGTCGTTAGAAGCTTACGGATTGGGAGGAAGTTATGATAAACACTTTGAATAAAACTTTGTTCATTGACCTAGAAACTACTGGAGTGGATAGCAATGTTAATATGATCACGCAGATTGCTGCGGAATACCACGTTGATGGCGTAGTAATTTCCAAGTTCTACGAAAAATTAAAAGCGGTTCCTAACCCACAAAAATCAATAAGCTTGGGAGCGTTAAAAATAACTAAACAAACTCTAAACGTTACTATGACTGAAGGGGAAGACGAAGCAAAAGTAGTGATTGACTTTGTAGATTGGTTATTACAATTGGATATGAAGAAAGCCCATATCTGCGGACATAACGTAAACTTTGACATAGAGTTTATAAAAAATACCTTACGAGCGTATAACATAACTGGTTGGGACGAAGTAGTCAGTTATAGGGTTGAGGATACTTGCTCTTTGGCCAGGACTATGATGAAAGCTGGTATATTAGAGGAAGGTAGCGTGTCTTTAGGAGAGTTAGCAAACACTCTAGGAGTCTTAGTACCAAAAGGAGAATACCTACACAACGCAGCTACAGACGTTTCAGTAACTGCAGAAGTTTATTACAAACTGTTAAATATTTTGAAAGAAGTGAAAGGAGTCTAAAATGGCCAGCATTTACAATAAAGATGACATAGATAGGTTTTTTGACTACGATATACACTTACCTACTAAAACTTTGTACTTAGGTTCAGCTAATTACTCGGACGAACACGGTGAGACTGGTACTGATCACTTAATGGCTGAGATGGCAATCAAAGGTTTGCATTTGTTGGACAAAACTAAACCTGACTCACCCCTAACTATCGTAATGAACAATCCTGGAGGCGACGAGTATCACGGCCTAGCTATTTACGACGCTATTAAGATGTGTACTAGTGAAGTACACATAAAAGTGTTAGGACATGCTATGTCTATGGGAAGTATCATACTACAAGCGGCTGATTGGAGAATTATGACAGAAAATTCTAGGATGATGCTACACTACGGTACTTGGGGACACAACGACCATACACTGAACGTATATAAATGGGCAGAAGAAGGCAAAAAGTTTGATAAGTGGATGGAAGATCTATATTTGGAAAAGATTCACCAAAAAAAGCCTACTTATACTAGAAAGAAACTACAGACGGAGATATCTTTCGATAAGTTTTTAACAGCAGCAGAAGCAGTTGATATGGGACTAGCAGACGAAGTTCTAATCACTTAAGGAGAGTAAGTGTTATTAGCATTCTTATTAGGTTTCGTAGGACTGTTGTGCCAAGCTTACGTAAGTTACGAACCCTCTATACAAAATAAATGGTACTACTACCCACTAGGAGTAGGATTAAATGCTTTGGGAGCCTTTTTGTGGTTCTACGTTGCTAAGATAACTTCTGGAAAAGGGACTTTCTTAGCTGCTATGGTATGGGATAGTATGGCAGCCGCTGCTTTCCTACTTTTACCTTTACTGTTATTTAACATTAAGTTGACGGGATTGAATATAATAGGACTACTATTTGGAATAGTAGGAATAGTTTTGATGAAACTTGGAGGATAACTTTGCAAAACGCTACAACACACATTATTGACTCCTTACCACTACTAAAAAGACTATATACTTATTATGAAACACTGTCACCAGAATTAGTAGTGTTAGACCTTGAAACTGACAGCCCTATAGAAAAAGTGGCTAATTTATACGGTTTAGGACTATGCTTCAACCTTAAAAAAGCGTTTTACATAGCGTGGAGAAATCCAGACGGAAGTCATGTGTGGAGTGTTTCTGAGAGAGCTAGTATAGCTGAGTGGTTGGAGAGCGTATGCACTAAGTCAAAGTTAATAGGACATAACATATCTTTCGACACTATAGTATTTCGTAACGAGACTAAAATAAATCTCACCCCTCTCATATATAGTGACACCATACTATTAAAACATTCTATAGACGAGGAACGACCTTTTGCTTTGAAAGAATTAGGAGTGCGAGAATTAGGTGAGTGGGCAGACAAAGCTCAAGACGACCTGAAAGAAGCTGTATTGGCAGCTGGAGGAAGTTGGAAAAAAGCTCAAAAGGACATGTACTTAGCTCCAACAGAAATATTAGGTAAGTATTGTTGTTGGGACGTACTAATTACTTTAGAACTGTTCAACACTTATCAAGAAAGACTAATCTCAGAAGGACTTTACGACTTATTTTACAAAGAAGAAGTGATGCCTTTATACAAAGAAGTCACAATTCCTATGAAAGAAGTTGGAGTGCGTATTGATGTGAAACACTTCGAGAAATTAAAAAGTGACATAGAAACAGACATGACAACCCTAACCAACAAGATTCAAAAAGACGTTGGACAAGATGTGTACAATTTTGTCCAGAGTATACTGGATAAAGATTGTCCAATAAAAAACAAAGGAAACTTTCCTAAAATTTTAGCAGAAGTGTTGGGAGTATCTTTACCTATAAATAGAAAGACTGGAGCCTTTTCTTTGGCAGCGAAGGCATTGGAGAAACAAGTCAAAGCAACTCCTCAATACAAACCTTTTTACGATTGGTTGTCTGGTACGGCGCAGTTGAAGAAAGTCTTCACTAAAGGTAAATTGTCTAACGCTGATGGAGACCTTTGCGTAACTAATAGAGACCTTAGATACGTTCAGGAGAAGATGTACTTTAACAAGTCTGTTAACGCTGACAAAACCCACGTATTTAATTTGAATAGTTCTGACCACATAGCACATTTAATATTCCAAATACATAAGTTTCCTAAAGATCCTAGAAAGACTACTGATGGAGGAAAACCTCAAGTAGACGTAGAGGTATTAGAATCTTTTGCAGGAGGTTTACCAATCATAGACGACCTACTAACCTTAAAAAAGTTGGCTAAGTTGTACAGCACTTACGTAATGGGTATATTGGACAGGCAAATTGACGGTAGAGTGTACGCATCTTTACTACAGTTCGGTACTACTAGTGGTAGATACGCTTGTAAGAACCCTAACTTGAACAACTTACCTAGACCTCCAGATAAAATTACTACTGTTGTTGAAGAGTACACTAATGCTATTCGAGCAGGCTTTATTGCTAGTGAAGGACATAGTTTAATTGACACTGACTATAGTGCATTGGAGCCTCGGTGTTTTAGTGCGGTGAGCGGTGACAAAGGTTTAATAGATCTTTGGGCTAAAGGTGAGGACATGTATAGTAGAATTGCTATAGACGTATTCGAACTAAAAAACATCAGCGCCAATCCGAACGACAAAAACTACTTAAAAAAAATAGACCCAGAGTATAGGCAGAAATCAAAAATATTTTGCTTGGCCGTACCGTACGGTGCTGAGGCTGGACGCATATCACAGGCTATGAAATGCTCTAACAAAGAAGCTAAGTCAGTTATAAACAAGTACCTAAGTACTTACACAGGTCTTAAGAAGTACATGAGAGACCAAGAACACGAAGCGAAGACTACTGGAAAAGTAACTACCATGTTCGGTAGAGTACGACACTTACCTAAAGTAAAAAGTATTTATGCGATTTACGGAGATCAAGTACTTGACTACACTTGGGCTAAGCAAAACAGACTACTTGAAGTTAGACGTAAGTTTAAGAACGGACTAAATAACGCTAAGAATTTTTCTATTCAAGGCCTTGCCGCTCACGTATTAAATAGAGCTATGATAGCAATAGCTAGGAGACTTGCAGCAGGTAATTACAAGGCTAGAATGATACTACCCGTACATGACCAGCTGATTGTTGACTGCCCTGACGATGAGCTGGAGGCAGTGTTTAAAATAATACAAGACTGCATGGAGAACACTACTAAAATTTCCGTACCTTTTATAGCAGAGCCAGAAATAGCACAAAATATGGCGGAGAGTCACTGATGAGAAGCGAAACTTTAACTTGCGTTTGTAGCGCAATAACTCACTCTATTAGAGTGTCTACTATAGATGGCGACGAAGATCTTTATGTAGAGGTATTAAATATACCGTCCGACTACTTTCACCACCGAGTTATTCAAGGAGTAAAATTGATGTTTGGCTTGAGGAGTCACTCTGCTGAAGTTGTACTGAATACACAACAACAAAAGAAACTTACGCACCTACTACAGAAAAAGCTTGACAAGTCTTTGAAAGTATGAGACTATTAGGACTTGAAAGGAGAAGTCATGAGTTTTAGAGAGATAGAATATAAATATAAGGCAGATGGAGTAGGTCTCACTCAATTCTGCACTCTTATGGAAACGTTGCAGGTCGAGAAGAGATTAGACGTATCCTCTTGGGACAGATACTACACTAAAGAAGGCGAGCCAGAAAGTTTTCAACGCTACCGTTCTGGGAATACCCCTGAGCTTACTAAGAAGCGTAAAGTAAATACCAATAACAATTGGGAGCGTGTGGAGATAGACCTACCCTTAGACCCCTCTCTTGTTACTGAGGAGATAGTGTCCAAATACGTAGCGTTAGACGGGTACAAAGAAAACTTTAGGATATACAAAACTTGTAGTATCTTTTGGTTAGACAACATCAACTTTGTTTACTATATAGTATATGATAAAGAGCTTAGAGAAAAAGCTAGGTTCATTGAAGTAGAGGTAAATAAAGACAAAGTAATTGGTTTGGAAGATGCTGGAGCTACTCTAAACGAAGCTGAGAAAATACTAGCTGAACTAGGCATTTCACCTAAGAATAGACTTAAGAAATCTCTGTACGAGATGTTCGTAAAGTAATAATCAATACAATAAAGCTCACTAACGAGTTAACAAAATGTCATTTATGGAGGGTAAGTATGACAAAATATAAAATCTTTTTTAATAACCTGATCTCAGTCCTAAATAGGTACGGAACTGACGACATTAAACTGGCTATAGGAGACTCTACTAACAATCATAGAACAGTTACAGTAAACCAAGTTATTAGGTTCCTATCTTTGAGTAAAAACCCAGCGTTCTTAGAACTTAGTACTGATTTGGCAGAGGCTTACGAAGCTCTTCAAGAAGATTTAGTTTTTATCAGAACTACTAACAATAATAGATCCGACGCCTACGACATCAACGAGTTTATTGATACGTTCGCAGCAGTAGTAATCAACGGCACTGATCAACAACTCAAAACAGAGTTGAATGAGCAGTTACTAGCCACAAACATTTAAGGAAAATTATGAAAAAATTATTATTAACAGCTTTCTTGCTTATGTTATCTACACTAGCGGAAGCAAAAACAGTAAAAGTGACGCTAACTGAAAACAATACTATCAGTATGAGAGATTATTTTTATTTCGGTTCAGTTGTAAAGGTTATGCAAAAAGCTCACGAACTAGATTCACTACTACCTACTAAAGCTCCGATTTATTTAATTTTAGATTCTGGAGGAGGTTCAATCTCAGCTGGGCTTGAGCTAATCGAGAACCTAAAAAATCTTAAGAGACCTGTACGAACTATCACACTGTTCGCTGCTTCAATGGGTTTTCAGACTGTACAAGGTTTGGGTACTAGACTAATTCAACGAGAAGGTACTTTGATGAGTCATAAGGCTAGAGGAGGTTTCTTTGGAGAATTTCCAGGACAACTAGATTCTAGATACTCTTTTTGGTTACGTCGAGTAACTGTGATGGAAGAGACCACAGTTAGTAGAACTAAAGGAACACACACACTACAATCATACAGAAATTTGATTGAGAATGAGTACTGGTGTCAAGGCGCAGACTGCATTAAACAAGGTTTTGCGGACGTTCTTGTCAATGCTACGTGCGCTTCTGACCTACAAGGCACAGTGGAGCATCATGATATATGGTTTCAGCAAGGACATAGAATAGATCTAATTACCCACAGAGACAAATGCCCTTTGAATACTGGAGTCATTAAACAAGAAGTTGATATTAGTCCTCTACTAGAAGCTAGTGAGTACCAAGACAACCACCTAACTCCTGCGCAGAACCATGAGATCATAACTAGTATTAACGAGCGTAAGCAGAAAATCTTAAACAATGTTAACAGAGTAGTCCACAAAGGATATTAAATGACAAAGAAATTCAACTTACAATCGTACAAAGATTCTATAGGAGTTGACGAAGTTCCTTTAAAGAAGGCTAAGTACGTAGTGTTGGATGAGTGTTTGCAGTCAGTGTTAGGACAGCCTGGGTTTGAACTAGGACACATAACACAGATCTACGGCAAGAGTGACACAGGCAAGACCAGCCTGTTGTTTCACGCCGCAGCAAAAGCTCAACAACAAGGAATACTACCAATTCTAATCATCACTGAGGGTAAGGTAGATTGGGATAGAGCAGCTTCTATGGGCTTCGATAAAGATAACGCTATAGTACACTCTAACCTAGAGTATATGGAAGATGTGTTTGAGTTTATGGAAGCTAGGATACAGGATATGCACTCAGGAGTACTACCTGAGAATATTATGTTCTTCTGGGACTCTGTAGGCAACACCATAAGTAAGCAGGAAGTGAAAGCCGACCCAAAGACAGGTAAATTAACTAGAGCTAAGACTATGATGGTAGCTAGTAAAGTACTGTCAGCGAACTTAAGAATATTCTCTAAAAAGATTAACGACACTAGGAAAGAACCTTGTCCCAAACAGGTTGGAGCGGTGTTTATAAACAGTGGGTACAACAAACCACCAACTTTTCCAGGAGGTATGACTTCTTTTGTTCCTTATGGAGGAGAAAAACCTTACTACGTTTGTACACTAATAATAAAAACAGCTAGAACTAAGAAATTAGAAGCTGTTAAAGAAGGTAGAAAACTTAAGTTCGGCATAGTATCAAAAATAACCACAGAGAAAAACCACTCTGGAGCCGTGTCAATGGCAGGAGAGTTTGTTATCACTGCTGATGAGATCATACCCAATGACACAACAGCTATAAAACATTACAAAGATACCCACAAAGAGAGTTGGGGCGACATTGAAATAGGAGAGCAGGATGAGAGTTAAACTTAAAAATAAAACAGGCGGTGTACTAAGCTACCAAACAGGTATGTCAGCTGGATTGGACGTAGTGAGCACTAAAGACATAGTATTACCTCCTAACAAAGTAGTGGCCGTACCTACGGGACTATGGATAGATGATTACGACTTAGAATCAAACATGTTAGGTGAGATTCAAGTTAGAGCTAGGAGTTCTATGGCACATAAACACAACATCATATTAGCCAACGGAGTAGGAACTATAGACCTTGATTACCCTGATGAGATCGGAGTACTACTTTTGAACTTAGGTACAGAATCTTATGAGATTAAAGCTGGAGAACGTGTGGCTCAATTAGTATTGTCAGGAGCTGAATATTTATCTGGTAATGGTATAGAAATTTCAGGAGTAGACAGAATCGGTGGGTTCGGATCTACTAATACTAATGGATAATTTATACAACATCTTCAACAAGAAGAAAATCACTAAGTCAGAAATACCAAAGCCGCCTAAGTCTGAAGAAAATTTTCTGGACAGATTTAAGAACTGTTTATTGAACGCAGAAAAAAACGGTTATTGTGATTGTGATATTTGTGAAGATAAAGTACAACTATCCAACAAATTATTCGATATTGTGCGGTATCTGTGTAAAAGTTATACTGAAGAGACTGGAAATAAGATGTACGTAGCCGACGCTTTAGAGATAGTGTTGGTAGTAGCCACTAAACTAAAAGACGAAATAAAATAGGAATATTTATGGAAGTTTACTCTGGTATGTTAGTGTTAGATATTAAAGAAACGGACTGGCAGCAATGGTACGAAGAAGGTAAAATAAGCTTGTCTGGGTACAATAAAGACAAAACTTTTTACCCGAACATGGGAGTAGTACTAAAGTCTGAAGGAAAAAAACAACACGGAATTGTAAAAGGTAATTTCATAGAAAAGATACCCTTTACTCAGGCTTTTGGAGTTAAACCTAAGAACACCGAACAATCACTTGCTATGGGAATGTTATTAGACGACGACGTAAAGCTGAAGATGGTTACTGGCAAAGAAGGTACAGGAAAAAATTTCATCACTGCGGCGTGTGTACTAGAGATGTTGCTTAACAAAAAATCTTACAATAAGTTAGTGCTTACTAGAACTACTGACGAAGTAGGAAAAACTTTAGGACTGTTTCCAGGATCTGCAGAAGAGAAGTTCGCTAACCACACTGCAAGTTTTTTGTATACTCTTAAAGCTATCATGGGTGATGACGGAGCTTACATCGACGTGATGATGGAGAAGGGTGAGATAGAATACTTACCAGTACAGTTGATGAGAGGGATTTCTTTCCCTCCTGGAACTTTGGTATGGGCTGATGAAATTGCAGGTCTATCTCCTTACGAGCTTAGGATGCTTGGCACTAGATTAGGAGAAGATTGCGCCTTAATATTGACTGGTAGTTTTGAGCAGATAGATAGGAAAGGTAGTGCGGAAGGTACAGGACTAGCAAAGCTTGTCAATAGCGTTAAGATTAAGAACAGTGACCTAAGCAGTCACATAGAGTTAATCAAAAATGAGAGAAGTGCCCTGTCTAAACTAATAAGCGACACACTATGAAAAAAATAATAAACTGGTTAGTTGATAAATACGTATTGATTAAGTTTTGGGTAGATCAGACCATTTTAGAGAAAGATCTGGACAGAGAGTTACAATACTACACCTCAATGCAAAGTCAGGTTATTTTTGATTCTGAGACTCAGAGAAAGTATTCTGAAGGGTTGTCGACAGTAAAACAAAAGATCAACCAAGCAAGTAAAAGAGGTTCTAAAGAAGATTATAGAGAAGCTTTGGAGTCTATGCGAGAGCTTATAGCTTTGGCAAACAATGAAACTGTTAGTCAGAGAGTACTAAGAAAAACTTTAGAAAGAATGTACGTACATTACGGCAGCGACGTAAAGTCTAATCGAGATAAAGTTGACATGATAGACACCAGAATAGGACATTACGAAGAGTTACGTAAATATAATATTGAGAGACGTTTGCTAAAGGGCATCAAAAAAGCTAGAAAAGACGGCAACGAGGAGTTGGCGCTACGATTAGAGAGTGATTGGAGAGAGCAGTATGGGAAAACTAGAGACGGTAGAAGACGTTAAGGACGACATAAACATTGGACAAAAAGTTGAAGAAGTTAACATATTATTCTTGGACGTTAGTTCAGCTTGTACGGGCTACTCTATAATGAAGGTAAATTTTGCTGACAAGACCTGTCAGTTGTCCAGCTGCGGCAGTCTTTGGCTAGATAGGAAGTGGAAAGATCAAGAGAAATACTCGTACTTGTTCAAAGCTATTAGTCAATACTTTTGGGTAGTAGGACAAGTTGATTACATAGTGTCAGAACAATATTCAATCAACCCTAAAAAGATGGTAGGAGTTCAAGTGCTACCTGAAATGATGGGAGTAGTCAAGGTTGCTGCTGAAGAGAATGGAGTGTCAGTTTCTTCCATACTGCCTCAGACTTGGAGATCTCAGCTAGGGATTAAACCTACTATAACTTTGGATAAGAATGGAAAAAATAAAAGAGATTATAAAGCCCCTACAAAAGAAGTTGTTTTAGAGTTATATGAAATACCTGAAAGGTCTATTTCAAACATAACTGGAAAAGATAGAGCCACTCCTTCTGATCTGTACGATGCTATAGCTATTGGACTAGGTTGGACAAAGAAATACGGAGTAGGTACAGTGGTTATGGGAGACTACGAAGTTAATCCTCACTTAGGAGCGTTAGAACATCATGTTAAATAAGATTGCTATGAAGGACACTTCAGGAAACAAGTCTGTAACAGTTACTGCGTTTGTGGTAGGGTTCGTACTAGTTAACATCAAATTAATGATCAGTGGTATGGAATTATTCGGACACACTATGGAAGTATTTACGGGAACCTCTTACTCAATGGCAATGGCCGCTTTAGGCGGAGTTTATGTTATGAGGAGAGCTACCACTACACCAAAGGAGAAACAGAATGACAAATCTTAAAACTAAACGAGGTACCAACAAAAAACAACCTTCAGAGATTAGACTCTCTGGTAAGAAAAGTATCACTGCTTGGGAACAGTCTCTAGAAGCCCAACTAAAACATTTGAAGTCTATTAAAGAAGAGGCTGAGAAGGCTGCTAAGTTCAACGGCCATAAGTCTAAGGTAAAGATAACTAAAAGATTCGAACTTTTTTATCAAGAAGAGATCGCATTGGCTAGAATTAGGAATAAGCGTAAGAGAGGGAGAAAGTAGTATGAAGTACTTAGTATTTTTTGTTTTCTTGTTTTTTTCTGACGTAGTCTTGAGTTGTGATAAGAGCGTTACGAGTTTAGGGCAAGGAGATCCAGCGCCTTGCGACGGGTACTTATTCAGTCCTGAAGCAGAGTCTAAAGCTAGAGAGTCACAATACACACTGAAGTACACTAAGAATAGGTTAGTTTCTCAAGAAAAGTTAACCGATTTGTACAAAAGAAAATATGAATTGTTGATTACTTTGGCAGACAAAGAAAATCTAAAGGCTGAGGTATGGAGAAAAGAAGCTGAGAGAAGTACGACAGCTTTAATAAAAATCACCACCACAACAAACTACAAAGACTGGGTATTATTCGCAGGCGGAGTATTAACGACAGTAGCAGCAGGGTACGCTATAGGTCAGGCAGGGAGATAATTATGATGGACGCAGGACAATCTTTACTTTTATTTGCTGGAGTGTTAGTTACGTTGTTACTTATAGTGACGACAATAAACGCATTCTTAGACAGTAACTTAGAAAAAGAGGAGGCTAATGTAAAGGCTGGAGAAGCTTTGTTAGAAGCTCAAGCAGCTTTACAGACTTTGGAGACAGAGAGAAACAAGTACAAATTACTACTATCCCAAAAGAAATCTTCGGAAACTCGCTTAGGACAAATAACAGAGAATTTAGTACCGTTTCTGGACGGATGTGCATACGACCCTAAGTCCATGCATTTCCAAGGCAACCCTATTGACTACGTAGTGTACGATATGGACGCAGGAAGAATAGTTTTTCTAGAAGTTAAGTCAGGGAATTCTAAAGCTTCCAAGAACCAGAGAACTATTAAAAATATTATTCAGTCTGGTAGAGTTTATTATGAAGAGATGAGAGTAAACGAGAAAGGTATAGTATCAAAGAAGGCTAAAAATGCTGAATAAGCTAAAGGACTACGGACTACATTTACTAATATTGATTGGTGGAGTGTTAGCTTTCTTGTTTAAAAGTAAGAGCGAGAGTCTGATAGCTAGTGAAGCTGAAAATAGACTAAACAAAACTGGCGCAGAATCAGATAAGATTGACTCTGATGTCAAAGACTTGAGAGATCAAGACAAAGACTTGACTAAGAAGATAAAAGAAATCGAAGATAGTCAAGAGAGAATGAAGGACGCTGATAATCTAACTCCTTCAGAGATAGAAGATTACTGGAACGATTAAACAACGTACAATAAGGAACACTATGACTAAGAAGTTTGATGTGTGGGATAATAAGTTTGCTCATGATATTTTTTTACAAAAGTATTCAATGAATGGGCAGGAGACTTGGGAACAAACATGTAATAGGGTTGTAGACAACGTATGTGGACAGTTGCTGAGTACTGAAGATAAAGAAAAAATAACTAAGTTGATGGTGGATAGAAAATTTATTCCAGGAGGAAGATATCTATACTCCTCTGGAAGGTCTCTTCACCAAGTTAATAATTGTTTTTTATTTCGTGCAGAAGATTCTAGAGAAGGTTGGGCGGACTTGATGCAGAAAATAACCTCTAGCTTGATGACTGGAGGGGGTATTGGAGTGGATTACTCTTCTGTTAGGGAAGAAGGCGCTCCGATAGGAAGAACTGGAGGGTTTTCTACAGGACCTATAGCCTTGATGCAAATGGTCAACGAAGCTGGTAGACATATTATGCAAGGAGGTTCTAGAAGAAGTGCTATATGGTCAGGGCTGAGTTGGAAGCACTCAGACATATTCACTTACATGGCAGTGAAAGACTGGCCAGAAGAAATAAAAAAACTTAAGGAGAAGGACTTTAGTTTTCCTGCTAAGTTAGACGGCACTAATATTTCTGTGAATTATGACACGGAGTTTTTTGTGGCTATGGAAGACAGAAAACACGAACTACACAAACACGCAAAAAAAGTGTGGGAACAAAACTGCAGACAAGCCTTTGAAACTGCTGAACCAGGAATGTCGTTTAATTTTTTGAAAGATAGTGAATCTCTTAGAAATGCATGTTGTGAGGTTACTAGCGAAGACGATAGTGATAAGTGCAACTTAGGTACTCTGTGGATGAACAGATTCTCTGACAAAGAGGAATTTAGTGAGGCTGTCAATCTCTCCACTAAGTTTTTGATGTGTGGAGGAATTTATTCGGACGTACCTACAGAGAGAATTAAAGAAGTCGGAGTTAAGAACAATCGTATAGGGCTTGGCTTGGGCGGAGTGCATGAGTGGTTGATGTTAAGAGG